ATTCACTGGTTTCTTCTGCTGGTATTCCAAAGGGTGAATGCATGCTTGCCAAAAAAGACAATTTATTTGTTGGTGTTGGTTCTGCTGAATCACTTGAAATGGCACAAGCACTTGACATGACACCATTGGATGGTTCAGATAATTACAGAATCACAATGCGTTTTGCAGTTGGTTGTCAAATAGGTGTGATTGCAGACTGTGAATACTTTATCAATGCAGTGTAAATAGATTGTAAATGAAGGGGGTCTTGATTGATTCCCTTCCTTACATTTTATTCATCATAAAAGAAAAAAAACATGAGTTGTACAATATCAAAAGGGCGTGGCTATCAATGTGGTGGTCAAGTCGGAGGAATAAAGAAGATATATGTTGCAAGCTTCTATGATGCAGAAGCATTGATTGGAGTGACAACAACTGAAGGAACTGGTGTAGTTACGGCAGTCTTGAACAAAGCTGATGTGACAACACTATCATTCTTTGAATTTGACTTGGACAGACAGTTGTCTTCATTCAACCAGACAATCTTGACTGGAAAAGGTGGTGCAGTTGCATATCAAACAGATTTGGAATTGCACATGTCACATGATTCTGCTGAATCTTGGGAAAGAATGCAAGCATTGGTTGAAGGTCTTTGGCAAATATTTGTTGAAGATAACAATGGGAACTTCTATTTATTAGGACTTCACAATGGTGTTGAAATCACTGGTGGTGCATTTGCACATGGTGGTGATGTTGCATATACTGACTATGTTGGATATGTGGTGTCAATGACTGGTGCTGAAAAAGTGCCAGCATTCAATTTTGGGTCTACAAGTCCAGCTTCAGCATTTGCCACAGAAATAGTTTTCAGCGCATCACAATATTAGAAAATAATCTTGTTTAGTTGATAGGTGAAAGGGTGGTGGTTGTGAAATCATCACCTTTTTAATTTTAAAAAAAGACTATGAAAGTAAAGAAGAAATTCATTGGAAGTGTGCTTCATATCAATGGTATAAAATTGTATCTTGAAGAAGTGATGGATGCAAAAGATTTGCAATTTTTAGCTTCCAAACATCCAAAATTTGTTGAACAAATCAAATCAAAAAAGAAGGATGATTCAGCTAAAAAAGATTGATGGATATATGAATGTATTCAGTTCTGATGTGTATTCACAGAACTATGCAAACACAATCAATGCTGGTCTGACTTCAGTAAACAAACAATTCACACCAAACTTCTTGAATCAAGTTGCTGGTTCAGACTATGCAATTGAGTTGACAAACAAGTTGACTGGAAAGAAGTATGTCCAAGACTTGATTCAAATTGAATCAGATGGTGCAAACTTTCCAAGAAGTGTGAAGTTTGGATTGTTCATTGATTCATATGTTGCCAAAGGTCACATCAATCTTGACACAAATGGACTATTCAATTACAAAATCTTCAGAGTGACAACTGCTGGTGTGACATCCATTGAAAGCCATCTGAATGTTGGTGTGGTGTCAACTGGTCTTGTGATGGTTTACAACAAGGAAACATTCACTGAAGAACATTTCAAATCAGAATCCGTAGTGATTCCAGAAGCAATTTCATACAATGGCTAAACAAGAACAATATTCATTCAGTCAACTTGGTACATCTTATGTGACAACTGATTCTTCAGAGTTCATCAAGAATGGTCAAGACTTTGTCTGGTATGGAAATGACAATCTATTTCCACAACACATCAATGACTTGTATCTTTCCAGTGCAACACACAATGCACTTGTCAATTCAATTTCTTCATGGATTTATGGTGGTGGTTTGAATGCTTCCAACAAAGAAACCAATTCTGAAGAATGGTTGAAGTTTCAGACATTAATCAACAAGAAGATTGGAAAGAATGATGTCCAGTTGATGTGTTCAGATTTGAAGTTGCATGGTGGTTATTATATCTCAATGTCTTATAATCTTGACAGAACATCACTTGCATCAATTGACATTCTACCTTTTGAAACAATGCGTTCTGGACTTACAGATGATGATGGTGATGTTGATTGGTTCTACTATTCCCAAAATTGGAAAGATGGCAGAAGGGCAAAAGTGACAAAGTTGAAATCATTTGACCCATCAGTGAAAGACACATTTCCAACACAAGTTCTGTTTGTGAAGATGAATTCAGTTGGTTCATATTTCTATCCAAAGCCAGACTACATTGGTGCATTGAACTACATTGAACTTGATAAGAATATTAGTCAATTCCATTTATCAAACATAGAAAATGGTCTTGCGCCAAGCTTCATGATTGCATTCAATAATGGAATTCCTACAAAAGAAAAACGGAATGAGGTGAAAAACAATCTTCAATCTGAACTTTCTGGTTCTGCAAATGCTGGTAAATTTATCACAACATTTTCTGATGGTCGTGACACTTCACCAGAAATCACAACCTTTGACTTGTCTGATGCAGACAAACAATATCAATTCCTTTCAGAAGAAGTCACAAAGAAAGTGATGGTATCACATAGAGTGGTGTCACCAAGATTGTTTGGTGTGATTGATTCTGGTGGTCTTGGAAACAATGCAGAAGAATTGCAAGTTGCTTCAACACTATTTGAAGAAGTAGTGATTGAACCATTCAGACAAATCATTCTTGATGGTCTTAGACTTGTATTGATGGAAGCTGGTATCAAATTGAATCTATTCTTTGAACCATTCAACTTGTTTGGTGATGAATTTGCAAACACAAAAGATGAAGTGATTGAAGAAGAAATCATTGATGATGTACTTCCAAAAGAAACTGATGTGTCTGATGTAGATGTTGAACAAAAAGAGGCTTCATATAATGGCGCACAAATTAGTTCAGCAATTGACATCATTGCAAAGGTTCAAGAAGGTATCTTGACGCAAGCACAAGCAGTTGTGTTCTTGATTCAATTCTTGCAACTTCCAGAAGAAATTGCAAAAGGATTCTTCAGTGATGGCATTGAAGAAGCACTTGCAAATATTCAACTATCAAAAAAAAAAGATAAACCAGCAGACATGTCAGATGAACTTGCTGACTTCTTGCTTGAAGAACTTGAAAAAGTAGGTGAAATCATTGATGAAGAAGAATGGATTCTGAAAGAAACAGTTGAAGTCAACACAAAGTCTGATGCATTGAAGTTTCACAAGATTGCAATGGCAACTGGAAAGAATGAAATCAAAAGAGTTGCAACACCACAAGACAAGTCAAGTCAAGATGTTGGAATGTATAAAATCAGATATGCATATTCAAAAAACATTGCTTCAAATTCTCGGAATTTTTGTAAGAAGATGGTTGATTTGAGCAAAAGAAAGCTGGTGTTCACCTTTGAAGATATTCAATCAATGGAAAGTCTTCAATTCAACAAGCAGTTTTCACCAAAAGGTGAACAATCATATTCCATTTGGGACTGGAAAGGGGGTTGCTACTGTCATCATAAATTTGAAATGAAAGTGTTTGTTCGTGCAAGGGCGCAAGGTGACAGATATGACCCAGCAACTGGTAAGACTATCAAGAAGGGTCAATTCTTACCTAAATCAAAGACAAAAGACTTGGAACATGCACAAGAAGAATCAGTGAACAAAGCAAGAAATAAAGGTGTCAAGATTCCAAAGATGGGACAAGGTGACATCAGACCAATTGACACACCAAACAGAGGTAAACTAAACTAATTATGGCACTACCTAAACAAATTCTTTTTATTCAAGAAGATTTCATCAAGGCATATTCACATATTGATGGAAGTGTTGATTCAAAAGACATGTTGCCATCAATAATCATGGCACAAGACAAGAATCTTCAGCCTATTTTGGGGACTGACTTATTCAATAAATTGAAAGATGACATTGAATCTGATTCAATCACTGGAAACTATAAAACACTTCTTGAAGAACATGTGATGATGACCACATTGAAGTGGTTCTTGGTTGAATTCTATCCTTATTTACAAGCACAAATCATGAATGGATTGATTGGTTCAAAGAGTGTTGAAAATGTGACCAGCTTGACACAAAGTGAAGTTGGAAAGATGATTGACATTGAAAGGAACAATGCACAATTTTACACAGAAAGATTGATTGCATACCTTCAGAACAACACATCACTATTTCCAGAATATTCAACAAATAGTGGTGGAGATATGTCACCAGAATCACATACATATTCAGAAAATGGTTTGACTATTTCTGGAAGCAACAGAAGAAACATCAAAAACTGGAATTGTTAATGGCTGGAAAGAAGAAAGGTTGCAAAAGCAATCAAGCACAGAAAGACCACAACAAGAAATTGTTGGAATTATACATGTCCAAAAAGAAATGCAAAAAGTAATGAATGACATATTGCCGTTTAATAGTGTGAATCTTCTTGCAGTTGGTTTCACTATGATTGAAGTTGAATCACTTCTGACACTTCTTGTTTTGGTGTCTGCATTAGTTTACAACATCAAAAAGATTACTGATAAAAATGGCTAAATTTGGAAAGACATCAACAAGAAGACTGAATGAATGTCATGGTGATATTCAGATTCTATTCAAAGAAGTAGTCAAGCACTTTGATTGTTCAATCATTTGTGGACATAGGGGTGAAAGATTACAAAATGAAGCATTTGCAAAAGGTTTTTCAAAGTTGATATTTCCGAAATCCAAACACAATCAATTTCCATCACTTGCAGTTGATGTCATACCATATCCAATTGATTGGAATGACACAAGAAGAATGACATTCTTTGCTGGATTCGTGAAAGGCATTGCATTCAAATTGAAAGAAGAAGGAAGAATCACTTCAGTCATTCGGTGGGGTGGTGACTGGGATGGTGACACTGAAGTCAAAGACAACAAGTTTCAAGACTTGCCACATTTTGAATTACTAACTAAACACAACTAAGATGGAAGCATCAAACATTGCAGAAATGGTCATTGCCTTGATGACATTTTTGAAAATCGTTTTCAATTTCTTTCCAAGTGAAAGAGCAATCAGAATCTTTGGTTTCATTGATGACATGATTGACTTCTTTGTGAAGGACAAATCAACAGAAGATGATGAAGATTAACTTCATAAAAGAACTTGTTGGAATAGTTCCAGCATTGTTGAAAGACAACAAAGGCAAATGGTCTTCCAGAAGGACTGTTTCTGGTGTTCTGGTGTACTTACTTGCTGACTACATGCAAACACATGACATGGACTGGAAAGTGTTGACATTTGCTTTCATTTCAGTTCTTCCGTTGTGCTTATCCATATTTGAAAAACCAAACAATAAATAGACAAATGAATTCAGACCAAAGAAAAAAAGCTATTCACCTAAAAAACAAGGGTCAATTTGCTGAAAGTGTTTCAAAATCAGATTCAACAGATTTGAATGTGAAGAATGCAAGACTTTATGTAGGAACAAAAGGTGATTTGAAGGTTGACATTGCTGGTGGTATGACAATCACTTTGAAGATTGTGCA